ATGCTGATGTCGATGCGTACACATTTACAGCAGACATCACTAATGCCGATGTTATCGAGCGAAATGTCATTCCTAGCGGATCCGCAACACTTACAGGCGCTTCAACGTATGTTGGAGTTGCAGCGGTTGAATCCGCCATCATTGTAGTTTCAGTTGAAGTATTCCAGTCTCGTACCGCTCCTGGTGGACAGATTGAAGGCGTAGATTTTGCACCAAGTCCATACCGCATGGGACGCAGCTTGTTTAATCGCGTAGTCGGTTTGCTTGGACCATACATCGATGTTGAGACGATGGCTCAATAATGCCAAGCACAATCCTCTCAGCAGTTCGTACTCCTCTTGCTACCGCACTATCGGGCGTTGCTGCAAACGTATTTAGTTACGTTCCAGAGCAGATCCCAGCACCTGCGGTTGTTGTCGTTCCGGATTCTCCATACATGGAGTTTGAGACAATTGGCAAGAGCACCTTTCGATGCAAACTAAACTATACGATTACTTGCTGCGTTGCTTATAACAGTAACCCAGCAAGCCTTGATAACATAGAACAACTAATCACAAGCGTTGTGGCGGTTATACCTAATGGATACGAAGTCCAAGTGGTTGATCGACCAACAGTTACAACAGTAGGCGCTAGTAACTTGCTAGTCGCGGACATACGCGTATCCACCTGGTATACGCAGACTTCATAAGGAGAAAACCCAATGCCAACAACAGTCATTACGGGTCGCGACCTAATTCTGACCATCGCAACAGTAAACTACGATGCTCAAACAACTAGCGTCACGCTCGTTAATAGCCCAACGATCGACGTGTATCAGACACTCGATGGCAAGGCGTACAAGCACACAGACGACCAATGGACTCTTAACGTAGAGTTATTGGCTGACTGGGGTGTTGCATCATCATTATTCGAAGCAATGTGGACTGCTGCTGATTCAGCACCAAACACCACACTTGCAGTATCACTAACAGCTGCAACTGGATCAGTCTTTGCTTGCAACGTACTTCCAGTATTTCCATCAATCGGTGGAGCAGCACCAGGAGCGCAGACAGATACTTGGGCGCTTACAGTAGTTGGAACACCAACCGAAACATTCAGTTAAAATCTAACAACGGGAGCAAAGATGAAACTACCAATAACAATTACATACAACTCAGGCGACGAAGCAACTTATACGGCTCAGCCTCCTGAGTGGGCAAAGTGGGAGAAGGCAACTGGTAACACGATTTCTCAGGCTAATGACAAGATTGGCATTTGGGATCTCATGTTTCTGGCTTATAACGCTTACAAGCGAGAGAACGCTGGAAAGCCTGTTAAATCTTACGACATTTGGTCTGAAACCGTTGCTGATGTAACGGTCGGAGACGATAGCCCAAAAGCCACCAACCAGGAAGCATAAGGCGGATCCTCGTCAATCTAGCAATAGAGACGGGGATACCGATGCAATACTGGGAGGACGCAGACGACATTTTAACCGCGATAGAAATACTGAAGGAGCGATCGGATGGCAGATGAAGTCAAGATCGCTTATGACAAAACAGATTTACGCGGTATTACCAAGGCTTTTAAAGCGATGTCCGAGGAAGCCACAGAAGCTGCTAAAAGGGAAAGTTCTAACCTTGCTGAATACGCTTCTCAACAAATTAAGGTTGCAGCAGCGAATCGTCAAGTTTCAGGTATTGCTGCTCGTCGTATTGCTGAGGGAGTTCGAATAAGCAAGTCGTCTAAAATTGGTGAGTTCAGTTATGGATTTGCCGGTCAGAAGTTTAGCGGTGGTGGCTCAACTCGGATCCTTTGGGGTCCAATGGAGTTTGGTTCTAAAAAGTTCAAACAGTTTCCAATGCGTAGTCCACGACTTGGCGCAAAAGGTAATGAAGGTTATTTTATCTTTCCGACACTTCGTAGGATTCAGCCGCAAATTGTGGCGCAATGGGAGGAAGCATTTAGCAAGATTCTGAAGGAGTGGACATAATGGCTGGTAAGGATAGAACGCTTAAACTCTCCATCCTTGGCGATGTCGATGATCTCAATAAGAAGTTAAAAGCTGCTAATGGCGATGTTGAAAACTCAGCCACGCAGTTAGAAAAGTTTGGCAAGGTTGCAGGTGCCGCGTTTTTAGCAGCAGCTGCTGCTGCCGGTGCTTATGCACTAAAAATTGGCGTTGATGGTGTCAAGGCTGCACTAGCCGATGAACAAAGCCAGGTTAAATTAGCCTCAGCATTGACTAATGCGACTGGTGCTACTAAAGCCCAGATTGCAGCAACTGAGGACTCGATCGATAAGATGGCTCGCGCTTCAGGCGTTGCAGATGACCAGTTGCGTCCTGCATTAGCGCGCTTGGCGTTAAGTACAAACTCAACTAGCAAGGCTCAGGAATTACTATCACTTGCTCTTGACATTTCAACTCAGACAGGCAAACCACTTGAAGGCGTTGCCAATGCTTTGGGTAAGGCTTATGACGGCAATACCGCAGCTCTTGGCAAGTTAGGAGTTGGCTTATCTAGCGCTGAATTAAAGGCAATGACCTTTACTGATGTCCAACGTAAACTCAGCGATCTCTTTGGTGGCGCAGCTGCTAAGAACGCGGAGACTTATCAGGGTCGCATGGATCGTTTAAAGGTTGCCTTTGATGAATCAGTTGAAGCAATCGGATACCGTCTATTGCCTATCCTGCAATCTCTAATCGACATTATCCTTAACAAGATTGTCCCAGGCTTTGAGAAGTTTGCAAAACTCTTTGATCCAATTAAGGATGCAATTGATCGCAATAAAGAGTCTTTCCAAGCGTTAGGTTCATTTATTGTCGATTACATTGTGCCTGTATTTACTGTGGCACTTGGTGGAGCAATCTCATTTGTGGCAAAAATTGCTGCTGGTGTTGTAGACATCGTAGGCGGAGTTATTAACGTAATCCGTAACTTGGTGTCTGGTGCCATCGATGGCATCAATGCTCTCATTAAGGCTTATAACGCCATTCCAATCTTGCCTAACATTCCGACTATCTCTAAGCCTTCATTTACTCAGCCATCAGTTTCAGCGCCAAAGGTAAGCACTCCGACCTACACAGCGCCAACCATTTCAGCCCCAACAGGTGGCGGGTCTACTGGTACAACATCCGGTACAAGTTCCGTAGCAGCAGCTGCTGCAAGTGCTTCTATCGCATCTACTACCGTTGGCTCATTTAATGCTGGATCTTTTAGACTTGCTGAATCTGCTTCAATGGCACCTGTTTATAACATCAATGTGACTGGAGCCTTGGACAAGGAAGGCGTTGCTCGTCAGATCGTTGAGATTATCAATGACTCAGCTGCGCGAGGTACTGGTGGCGTAGGAGCGTTCCAAGCAGTATGAGCCAATGGACTCCAGAGTGGCAATTAACCATTAATGGCGGTGGTGATTACACAAACTTAACTCTTTCGAATCTGACCATTACTTCAGGTCGTCAAGACATTTATTCTCAGCCTTATGCGGGTTATTGCAATGTTGAGATTATCAATTTGGATCTTTCGCCTATTGTCATGGACATCAATGACCAAATCAACATTAAGGTCAAAGATTCAACTGGAACCTTTGTAAATGTCTTTGGTGGTTACGTCACAGACATCGATGTAGAAGTCACCCAAGCCTCATCTACGGCTATTTCAGAGCGCATCAAGGTAATTGCTTTGGGTGCGTTGTCCAAACTGCCTAAGACCCTTACAGAGGGTGTTTTATCCAAAGATTTTGATGGCGATCAAATCTATGCAATTCTTAGTGAAGCGCTATTTAATACCTGGAATGAAGTTCCAGCAGCTACAACTTGGGCTAGCTATACAGCAACAACAACCTGGGTTGATGCTGAAAACTCTGGACTTGGTGACATAGATCAACCAGGTGATTATGAATTGACTGCTCGTTCAGCAAGTACAACAGACATTTACAGCCTTGTATCTTCTTTGGCTACCTCTGGTCTCGGATACCTTTTTGAGGATTCTGAAGGAAGAATTGGGTATGCCGATAGTACTCACAG